TGCACATCGGTGCACAACTCTGGCAGTGGTGCACATCACGCTTCTAGCGTCGGGAGACACAGAGAACCCCGGCGGCCGCGTGAACGGCCCCGGGCGTGGCCGACTGACTGGAGTCGACATGCCAGAGCCTACGCACACCCCACCACCCAGCACAGACCAGTCGCAGACCGGCCACCGGTGCGACTGGCACAAAGGTCCGTCGGAGACCGCGGTCGTAGTGGACGCGATCGAGCGCAACAGCGCACCGCCCGTCGCCCTGTGGGCCTGCGCTCCCTGCCGCGAGCAGCGCGGCCTGGTCCCGCTCGCCGACCGGTGACCTGGAAACCGAAGCCGCCCCGGGTCGCCGATCTGACCTATGCCCAGTACTCGGGGTGGGACTGCTGCTGGTGCGGCAAGCGGCTCACCCACGGGGCCCGGTCCGTCGGCCGCGCGCAGGGCTCCATCGGCGCCCACGACCTGAGCGTCGAGGTCTACAAATGCGGGCCGCGCTGCCCCAAGCGCCCCCGGCGCCCCACATCTGCACGACAGGGAGATAACCAGTGAGCTTCTGTGCACGGTGCGACGAGCCCATCCTGCCCGGCGAGGGAAGCAGGACGTACCCCATCGATTCAGGGTCGGCCGCCGCCGCCGACGTCACTGTCCACGCTCGCCTGTGCGAGATGCCTGACCACCAGACGGCGCCGGCTCTGACCCGCTCTCAGCAGTTCGAGGAGCGACTGGAAGTCATGCGGTCGCGACAGAGCAGGTTCGCGGCGACAAGGTGATCCGCCCGCCCCGTACCCCGTGCCCAGGGGGCGGGCGGGACCAGGCCCCGACCGGACGCCGACCCGGTCGGGGCCTCTTTTGTGCCCAACCTTGGATTCGAAGGCGATCACGAAAGTCACGGGAGACCGGAGAGAAACCGCAGGTCAGAGGGCCTCTTTTGGGGATCGCGAAAGACATTCCAGCAAGATCCTTTTAGTGGTGGCACAACCGCATATTGGGGTTCCCGAACCTGAGACAAGGACACCACTAAAGCGTCATGCTGGTGGGCATGAGCCCAAGTCTTCGCAGCGCAATCGACGTTGCCACCTCCGGCCAGCGTGTCCGCGCGGTCATCTACGTGCGCATCTCGCAGGACCGAACGGGCGCCGGCCTCGGCGTCGACCGGCAGCGCGAGGACTGCGAAGCCCTCGCGGAACGTAACGACTGGGACGTCGTCGAGGTGTACGTCGACAACGACGTGAGCGCCTACAAGAAGGGCAGCAAGCGCAAGGACTACCAGCGCATGCTCGCCGACCTCGATCAGGGCACGGCCACCGTGGTCATCGCCTGGCACACCGACCGCCTGCACCGCTCGCCCACCGAACTGGAGGGCTACATCGACCTGTGCGACAAGCGCGGCGTGTCGACTCACACCGTGCAGGCCGGGAAGCTCGATCTCGCCACGTCGTCCGGGCGCATGGTCGCGCGGATGCTCGGCGCGGTCGCCCGCCATGAATCGGAACACAAGGGTGAGCGCGTGGCCCGCGCCCGGCAGCAGAGGGCCATGGCCGGGCAGTGGGCTGGAGGCGTCCGTCCGTTCGGGTGGGGCGTGCCCACCGACGAGACCCGCAAGAAGGTCGATCGGAAGACGGGCGAAGAGACCGTGGTGCCCGTCCTCGACATGAGCAAGGCCGTACCCGAGGAGGCCGCCGCGGTCCTGCACTGGACGGACACTCTCCTGTCCGGCGGGTCCATCAGGGGGTGCGTGAAGTGGGCGGCGGACAAGGGCCTCACGTCGACGCGCGGCAACCCGATCACGCACACCGACGTGCGCGAGATGCTCATGCGCCACAGGAACGCCGGGATCGCGGTCTACAGGGGCGAGGAGGTCGGCCGCGGGAAGTGGGAGCCGATCGTCCCCGAGGAGAAGTTCAGGGCCGTCGTAGCGGTCCTGAAGGACCCGTCACGGACGTCGAACGCGGGCGCCCAGCCCAAGTGGGTCGGCTCGCTGCTCCACCTGTGCGGCCGGGACGCCTGCGGCGAGGGCATGACCGTCACCCAGTCCGGCGGCCGCCAGTACCCGAGCTACCGGTGCCCGACCGGGCACGGCGGCGGCCGGCGGGCGGAGATCGTGGACCAGTACGTCGAGGACACGATCGTCGAGCGGCTGTCCCGGGACGACGCCGAGGACCTGCTCCTGCCCGGCCCGGACGACGTGGACGTCGCAGGGCTGCAGGCGGAAAGCGAGCGGATCCGCCGGCGCATGACGGACCTGGCGGGCCTGTTCGGTGCGGGGCAGTTGGAGCTGGGCCCGTTCACGGAGGGCATGGACACGGCCCGCGCACAGTTGGAGGGCGTCACCAAGCAGCTGGCGCGTGCGGCGACGATCGACCCGCTCGTCGGCCTGGTGGGCGCGCCGGACGTGCGGAAGGCGTGGAAGGCGCTCGAGCTGGAGCGACAGCGCAACGTGCTGCGGGCCCTCGTGCAGGTCACGCTGACCACACCCCGGCCCGGGCGCATGCCCGACGGCGGGTACTTCGACTACGACGCCGTGAAGTTCGAGTGGAAGCGAGGGGGCAAGTAGAGCAGCGAGTGCTCACGCCTCCCCACCGACTTCATCCAACTCATCTTCCGGGTAAGGCAATTTCTCTTGCCATGGGAGATCGACTACGATTCCATACAAGTCGTCACTAAGCCTAGGGAGAACCCACCCAGCTTCCTGAATGTCTCGACGAACCTTCGCCAATTCATACGCGGCTTGCTCGATGGATTCATCGAGCCTCTCAATGGTGATGCGCATATACTTCGTCGTCAGCGCCGGGAGCCCCAACTCTGCTTCTTCTCGCGAGAGTGCACTGATTGCCGCTGTCGCCTCCGCAACCTCGGCAGGCTCGACGACCCTCTCGCCCGGGGCAGCGAGTTGCTCTCGCGCGCGATGATCAAACACGATGACTTGAAGCTCTGCGATCTTGGCATTTAGGGCATCTCGGCGACGACGCCTCTCCTCCTCACCCTCCTGGGACTGTACGAACTCGGTTCGTGACTGCTCCCTCTGCTCCAAGAGGCGCCGCAGCTGGTTACTGAGAGTGCGATGCCTCCTGTAGGCATGGAGACTATTTTTTCCGCGCGTCGAAAAACTCGGCCCCAGTCCGCGCCCTATGCCGACGAACCAGTCAGCGGCATCCAAGGGGTCCACGAATTGGCGGGGCAGAATTTCTACCTTCTCGCTATGCCCCACAGACAGCAGTAGGAGCGCGGGGGGTACATGGAGGGCGGCGGCAAGCACAAGCACCTCGGCAACTGTCACCGTAGTGCGTCGACCGCTTTCCATATTCGCGATTACCGAGCGCTGGATCGGCATTCCCAATTCCGCGCACCTGTCCGCCAACTGCTGTGCGCTCAGGCCCTGCGCCTGCCTGTGCCGCCGGACTTCCGCAGCTACTGAGAGCGCGAGCTCAGTAGACCACTCCGGCTCTGAGGGTTGTGTCATGGCAGCGAGACTCCCACGGCATCTGTGCGCGGACCAACCGGACCCCCCTGTACTGGGCGTCACTAGCCGCTCTCACGCGGACCAACTGTCAGGATTCAGCAACGTTCCCACGACTCCTGTGCTCGCACAAGACAACACCGCTTGACATGACCTGAAACCGAGGTTCAGACTCATGACACTTCCCCAGGAAGCAACTTCCGCAAGGAGTGCCACGAATCATGACAACGGCAACGGCGCGAGGCCCGCTCACTCGTAGCGACCTGCTCGCGCTCCCCGCCGCCGTCGACGTAGAAACCGCAGCTCGCGCCTTCGGGATCGGACGCACGACGGCATACGCACTGGCCAAGGCCGACGACTTTCCTTGCAAGGTGCTGCGCGCCGGCAAGGCCTACCGCGTGATCACGCAGGACCTGCTCCGGGTCCTCGGCATCACGCCGGAGTACGGCGACGGGACCGGGTCTAGCCACCCGGTCCCGCCTGAGAACAGCTCCATTCACCAGCTCTGACAAGCAAGACGGCGACACCCGGGGTCTAGCCACCCCATCAGTGCCGCCGCCGGAAAGAGAACGTCCTCATGGCCACTATGGCACAACCCTCCGAGGCGCCGACGACGTCGCCTGCCCCGACCGCCCAGCGCCACGCACTCACGTGCGAGCAGGTCTGCGACCTCCCTATGGGCGAGCTCCTCGCCCTGGTGAATGGCAGCCTCGGCACCACCGGCATCGACGAGCCGGGCTTCTTCGGCTACGTCACCGTCACCCGCTCGAACCGCATCACCGTCTACACCCCGGCGAGCCTCGGCGACGACACCCGCGACGCGGCCATCCGCTTCCTCATAACCCAGCACCTCGACCTGCCGACGCACCTCTTCCCCGACGTCTTCCAGGTCACCCGCTTCACCATCCCGATCGGGGTGCAGGCGTGAGCGTCCAGGACGACACCGCGACGGCCGGAGGTGTGCAGCTCGTGGACACCCCCGGCCGCCCGGTCCGCTTCGAGGACCCCGCCCGCAACGCCGCCTACTGGGCCCGGATCGTCCGCATCGTCGACCAGGCCCCGCCGCTCACCGACGACCAGCGTGCCCGCATCCGCGCCGCGTTCCACCAGCCCGCGGCACGGGAGGCGGCGTGAAGGACGACCAGCGGCCCGAATGCCGCCACTGGATCGGTGAGGAGCGGCGGCACTGCAAGGAAGTCGACGGCGTCCGCCTGTTCATCCCCGGCCACCGCTGTCCCGCGCACACACCCAACGCCCTGCAGGGCAAGCCCGAGATCCCGGCTGGCCCCGGCTGGCCCATCTACCGCGAGGAGACGCCGTGACGAAGCACAGCCCCGGACAGTGGCCCGTGACCGAGCCCGCCGACCTCGACGCCCTCAGCGGTACTGAGGCCAGCCACGACGAGCTGTACGTGAAGCGCGCGGCCGAGAAGGCGCTGCACGAGATGGTCCTCGACTCCATACGGCACGACCTGGAGCAGCAGCCGACCGGTCCGTCCGCCCAGGCCAAGGCCCGCATCTGGTGCGCCCACATCCTCGCGATCGCCGACGACGTCGCCGAGGCCAAGCGCCGAGCGGCCTGACCCGCGGGGCGGGCGCCCCATCCCCCAACGGCGCCCGCCGCGCCGCACGAACCACTGATCCAGCTCGTAGAAGAGAGCAGTTCGTGAACGTCGGCATCAGAATCCCCGCCGAACTCGGAGACGCGGCACTGGCCTACGCCGCCCTCGGCATCAAGGTGTTCCGCGTCCGCCAGAACAAGACGCCCTACGCCAACTGTGCGCGCTGCGACAAGAGCAGCAGCCTGTACGTCCAGCACCGGCCCGAGGAATGCCAGTGCGGCGTACCCACCTGCCACGGCTTCTGGGCAGCCACCACCGACCAGGCGCTCATCCGCAAATGGTGGACGGAGGAGCCGGACGCGAACATCGGCGCACCGTGCAAGCTCAACGGGTGGGCCGTCATCGACGTCGACCCGCGCAACGGCGGCTACAAGTCGCTGTGCAAGCTCGAAGAACGCGTCGGCGTGCTGCCCGGCACCACCATGCAGATCACCGGCGGCGACGGCCTCCACATGCTGTACGTGTCCCCCGGATTTGACCTGCCCGGCGAGCCGTTCGAGGGCATCGACTTTAAGCACAACGGCTACATCCTGCTCGCCCCGTCCCTGCACTCCTCCGGGGACCGCTACCAGTGGCCCGGGACACGGAACGTCTTCTTCAAGCCCGAGATCCCGTGGCCCTCGGCGCTCCTGCCCCGGAAGGAGCGCAAGGCGCCACCGGCTCCGCGCACCATCCACCGCCAACCGCGGGACTTCGGGTCGTACAGCAAGGGGCGCCCCGGCGGCGGCAAGATGTGGACCGTCGACCAGCTGGTCCAGCACGTCATGGACTCCGTGGTCGGGGACCGGAAGCACGGGCGCAACAACTCGTTCTACTTCGCCTCGTGCCGTGCCCACGAGCTCGCCGACCAGGGCCTCATCAGCCTCACCGAGGCCGAGGGCGCCCTGCTTCACGCCGCGTCCGCCGTCGGCCTCACCGACAGCGAGGCCAGGAACTCATTCGACAGCGCCGCCAACCGGCCCAGCGACAAGGGGTACGCGGCGTGAGCACCGCCTTCGATGAGGACTTCGAGCGTTTTTTCGGCGAGGAGCCGCCGCCCGAGGAGCCGACAGACCAGGAAGGCCCGGGAGGGAACCCCGTCCAGGACCGGCTCGCCATCCTGCGCGCGGCCCGCGTCGACACGGACGGGCTCGATGACCTGCCCGACCCCGTGCCGCTCATCGAGGGCATCCTCTTTCGGGACTCCCTCGCCTGGATCTACGGCAAGCCAGGGTCGGGCAAGTCGTTCGTCGGTATCGACTGGGCGGGGTGCGTGGCGAACGGCCTGCCGTGGGCTGGCGTCCACGAGGTCAGCAGGGGCACCGTCCTGTACCTGGTTGCCGAGGGCACGTCCGGTATCCGTCGCCGTGTGCGGGCGTGGGAGCGCCACACCAGCATCCGCATGGGGGACGTGACGTTCCTGCCGATCGCCGTACAGCTGCTGCACGGCACGGACCTGCGGGCCCTGGAGCTCCTCGTACAGGAGATGCGGCCCGCACTCATCGTCATCGACACACAGGCGCGCTGCACCGTCGGCGCCAACGAGAACGACAACGGCGAGATGGGCGAGGTCGTCGCCGCCGCGGACCAGCTCCGCGAGGCGTCGCGCGCGTGCGTTCTTCTGATCCACCACTCGGGACGCAACGGCGAGAACATGCGCGGTGCGTCCGCGTTCGACGGCGCGGCCACCTCGATCATCAAGGTCACGAAGAACGAGGAGTACGTCGAGGTCCAGTGCGACAAGCAGAAGGACGTCGAGGACTTCGACGCCGTCTTCCTGAAGATGCAGCCGGTCCTTGAGTCCTGCGTGCTCATCAACCGGACCGCGAGCCCGGCCGAGGAGAACCAGCTCTCGAAGACCGAGCAGCGGATCCTCGACGTGATGCACGACGTGTTCCCGGCTGAGGCGGTCTCTCGTGCCCGCCTGGTCGACGTCTCCGAGCTGGCGTCCAGCACCGTCTACCGGGCGGTCGCCAAGCTCGAACGGCTGGGCTACCTGGTCAAGACGGGCAGTGAGACCCGCCCGTCCTGGCGCCTGTCCTCCGCTACTGCGAGTGCACAGGCAGGTGACGCAGCGTAGAGAAAAGTTCCCATTTTCGCCGTGGGAATTGATCTTGCCGGAGGGGGTCAACTTCCCAGCCTCTCCCACTACTTCCCACAAGACGCACGGTCGCTGACCTGCACACTTCCCAACTTCCCATCTTCTTCCCAACGGTCCGCACAAATTCCCACCCACCCCCCCTCTCTTAGGGGGGTGGGAAGTGGGAAAAGCGGGAGCCGCGGGGCCGGTGGGACTGCCCGAGAAGGAGAACAGATGATCCCCGCCGCCGACCGCTATGAAGCCAGCTACCGCCACGAGAACGACGGGCGAGCGCACTTCACCACCAAGCCCGTGATCGCCTGGGGCGACGACGGTGCCGCTCTCGTCGCCGACATGAAGACCGGCCGCCTCCGCGACGCCGACAGCTGGAGCAACTTCGCCGGCCTGACCAAGGCCGACGTGCCGCTCATTGGCGCCGTCCCTGGTGGCGAATGGCGCGCCGAGACCCGAACCGACTCCGGCGACACCGGCTCCCGCCCCATCCTCGCCTGGACGCTCGACGCCGAAGGGACGTGCACTCCGCTCGTTGCCGACTCCGACGGCTACACCGAGGACGCCACCGGCGGCCAGGGCTTCGTCCGCATCTACCACCCGGGTGAGGCGTCGTGAACGTCGACGACGTCGTGGCGGAGAAGATCGCCGCCGCCGCAGCCCGAGCCGAGGCCGCCAAGCGCCGGCGTGCCGCCTTCAAAGCCGCCCGGCAGCGCGGCCTCGCCGCACGGCACGCGCAGAAGCTCCGCAACCTCGGTCGTGGCGATACGGACACAACTGTGGGGCAGAGCCCCAAGATCCAAGCCGACTGTGGGGATACGCCCACGGTTGCCGACCTGCATAGCCCAGACGGCAACGCAGCTGTGGGCGGGAGCCCCACAACTGCCGACGACGTCGTCATCGAGGTGACCGAGGCCGAGTTCCACGCGGCCGTGCGGACCTCCCTCGCCCGGCTCGGTCTCACCTACGCCGAGCTCGAAGACCAAGCCCGCCGCCGCGACTTCACCAGCGCCCAAGCCCACAGCCTGTGGGTGTCCATCGGCGGCGCCGTCAACACCGACCTGCTCAACCCCAAGGAGACCCCCTGATGTCCGGAGAGACCGTCATCACGATCGTCGGCAATCTGGTCGACGACCCCGAGCTGCGCTTCACTCCTTCCGGGGCCGCGGTCGCCAAGTTCCGCATCGCCTCCACCCCGCGCGTCTTCGACAAGCAGACGAACGAGTGGAAGGACGGGGAGAGCCTGTTCCTCACCTGCTCGGTGTGGCGACAGGCCGCTCAGAACGTGGCCGAGTCCCTCACTCGCGGCACCCGGGTCATCGTCCAGGGCCGCCTGAAGCAGCGGTCCTACGAGGACAAGGAGCAGGTGAAGCGCACGGTGTACGAGATCGACGTCGACGAGGTCGGCCCGACCCTCGCCCGCGCCACCGCCAAGGTCGCCAAGAACCCGGCGGGCGGCAACGCTTCCGTACCGGCGAACGGAAGCGTCGGTGACCCCTGGGGCGGCACCAAGCCTGCCAACGGCCAGCAGCAGCCCGCCGCGCAGCCCGCCGGCTACACCGACGAGCCCCCGTTCTAGGCCAGGAGGACACGGCCATGAGTAACCACGACATCCAGCTGCTCGCCCTCGGCGCTTCGATCGGCGTGTACTTCATGCTGCTCGTCCAGGTCGTCTTCGGTGTCCTCGACGACCGCCGCGACCGCAAGACCGTCCGCGCCGCCGAGGCCAAGCTGGCGGTGGCGGCGGCGGAAGAGAAGGCCAGCACGTGAACCAGTGCGAAGCCTGCGGGCGCGACCTCGAGCACGGCTACCTCTGCCCGGGGGACACGCTCGCCCTGGCCGAGCGCCTCGGCCGCGTACCGAAGCTGTACGAGGCGCTGGCCGGGTTCCTCGCCCCGGCCAGCGCCCCGCCCGGGGAGCGCGTCTCAGTGAGCCGCGTCGAACCCGGGCTCCCCGTGAACGAGGCCGTCCTCGACCTCCGCTACGGCGGGATCGCCCTCGTCCTGGAGTCGTGGCTGTCCGACGTCCAGGCGTCCCGCGGCTGGGGGCAGCCCGCCATCCAGGGCGGGATCGAGGACCGCGTCCGTCGGGCGGCCCGGTCCCTGTCCGCGAACCTGGAGTGGGTGGCCGCGTCGTACCCGGCCGCCGGCGACCTCGCCCGCGAGATACGGGAGATGGAAGGGGCGGCGCTGTCGATTGTCGGCGCGGCCCCCGACCGGGGCCGGCGGATCGGGCAGTGCGTGGCGGTCGACGTGTCGGGCGTGGTGTGCGGAGCGACGATCCGGCACCTGCGGGGCGAGACCAAGCTCGTGTGCCCGTGGTGCGAATACGTGTACGAGGAGCGGGACTTCCTCACCCTTGCCCGTCTTCAGCCGCGGGAGGATGCGTGACTATAACGGCCCCCCGTGATAGTCTCACCGTTGTGACCGAAGAACCCTGGCGGGTTCGGTTCAGACGTGAGGAAGAGCTGGTGGAACAGCTCCAATCGCAACTGGCCGAAGCGCTCAAGCGGCGCGGCAAGGCGCTCGCCGACGGCAAGGCCGAACTCGGCAGCGCCTACAAGGTCGCGAAGGACGTCGGGCGGAGCTACACCTCCATC